TATACCGAGATACTCAGGCACGATGCCGACTCGATCAATATGGAGCGCGCCGACAATGGGCTAGTGCTTTTATTTAATCACGATACCGACCAACCAATCGGCAGGGTTAATGGCATACGACTACGCGAGGATGGCAAGCTAGTTGGCGATCTAACGTTTAGCAATAGTGCAGCGGGCAAAGAGCGCCAGGGCCAAGTAGACGACGGCACACTAACCGACATTAGCATACGCTACAGCATCGACGACGAAGAACGAAGTCAAGGCGAAGACGGCGAAACAGTTTATACAGTAACAAGATTTACACCGATGGAAGCGTCGGTCGTTGCGGTCCCGGCCGATAGTTCGGTCGGCATAGGGCGCAATCAAGAATTACCAACCGGCGAGCGCGAGCACGCCACAACAACAGCAAACCAAGAGGCTACACCAATGAGCAAAGACACAACGCCAACAGGCGATAACGCTAACGATGGCGTTGTTGCAAATTTTGAATCAGCACGCAAGGCCGGTGCAAGCGAAGGCATCAAGCGAGAGCGCGAGCGCCAAGCAGACATCAACGCATTATTTGCCGAGCCTAAGTTCGACCAAGAAGTTTATCAGGCTTTACGCAATGCGTGCCTAGACGATGGCAGCACTATCGAGCAGGCGCAGCGCAGCTTGTTGGGTTTGATCGGAAACGAATCAGACAGCGATTATATTGCACCACAACCAAAAACCGAAGCGGGCGCGCAGCGTTCACAGGTTCGTATTAAGGAAGCAGCCGAGGACAAACAAGCGGACGGAATGCGCAACGCTTTAGAAGCGCGTTTGCAGATTGTTACAGGCGACGAAGCGCGCTCAGTATTAGCGGGTAACGAATTTGCCGGTATGACTATGGCAGAAATGGCGCGGCATTCACTAACGCTTATGGGCGTTGAGAACGTCAACAAGTTCGACTTGCGAAGTGCAGTAGGTTACGCATTAAACCCAGCAGCATTGCCTCACAGCGCGGTACGTTCGTTTGTCGGCAACGGCAGTAGCGTTTTTACCGCGTTGGTTGAGAACATCGCCAACAAGCAAATGCAAAAAGGTTTTATGGAAGCAGCCGAAACATGGCGCGGCTTTTGTAACGTCGGCAGCGTGTCGAGTTTTCGCCAAGAATCACGCGTTGATCTTTCAACGTTTAGCGACCTAGCCGAAGTGCCCGAAAATGGCGAGTACGAGCATGGTCAAATGAGCGACTCAAAAGAGTATATCCAAGCCCAGAAATACGGCCGTTTATTCTCGATCACGCGAGAGGTCATTATCAACGAAGACTTAAACGCATTGGCGCGCATCCCGGCAGAAATGGGCCGAGCAGCAGAGCGCAAGACGGGCGACTTAGTCTACGCAATTTTAACCGGAAACCCAGCAATGCAAGATGGCAACAACCTATTCTCGGCGGCACACGCCAACCAAGCAGCGGTTGCGGGCACGCCTAGCGTATCAACGTTAGACGAGCTTAAAGTGTTGATGGCCAAGCAGAAAGGTTTGGGTTCAAACGCACACGGCCAGAACATTCGCATAGCGCGAGTGATTGTGCCGGTTGCACTTGAAACTCAGGCGATGATTTTGCAATCAGCGACAGCCGATCCAGATCAGCAGTCAACAGGCAAAGCCGGTGGCGGTACTCGACCAAACCCATTCAACGGTACGTTTGAGACTATCAGCGATGCACGACTTGATGCAGCCAGCGCAACTAAGTGGTACGCGGCAGGCGATCCAACGTTGCACGATACGATTGAAGTGGCGTATCTCAATGGCCAGCAAGCACCAACGCTGGAAAGCGAAAACGGCTTCACCACCGACGGCATCACCTACAAGGTGCGCTTGGAGGTTGGTGTTAAGGCTATCAGCCATCGCGCACTAGCGGAAAACGCTGGAGCATAAAACACAGCGGGCACAAGGAAGTGCCCAAATCATTTATTAAATTATTGAGGTTCAAATCATGACAAACAAATACGTTTCAAGCGGCGACAAGCAAAGCATCGTCGTCACAGGTGGCCCAGTAACACAAGGCACAGTTTATATCGGCACAAGCAGAGCTGGTGTTTATTTAGAAAGCGGAGCGGTTGGCGATTTAGTTGCAGTGGCTTTTCGAGGCGTTTTCACGTTGACTAAACAGGCATCGCAGGCGTGGACTAACGGCCAAGCTATCTATGCGACATCGGCAGGCGTTGCCACAGCTACAGTCGGCAGCAATACGTTTTTGGGCTATGCCTGGGGCGCAGTTGATAACGCAGCGTCGTCAGTGACTGGCGCGGTTGACGTGCGCAGCTAATGTCGCTACGCGATGACATGGCCACAGACATAAGTGGTGGCTCCGTTTTTTATGACATAGAAAGCGGGTGGGCGGAATCAGCGACGGTCTATTCGACGTCGTTGGTTGTGCCTGTTTTATTTGATTTAGAGTATTACGATTCAGAAACCGGCGATCTTGTAATGGGCACGCGTGCACCGCGTTGTTGGATTAGATCAAGCGATGCGCCGGTGGTTGGTGATTCGCTAACTATCCGCAGCGTGCAGTACCAGGTAACGCACGCAGAGCCAAACGGCGACGGCGAAAGCTATTTGTATTTGCAAAAAGTAACCAACCCATTGCCGCCGATTGTTGGCGTTATTGATTCGTTTGTTGTGACGGTTGGCGCGTTTAGTACCTTTGTCTATGGATTTACCACACTAGGTACACCAGTAGGGTCAATCAACCCAGCGACGGTTGATATGGCAGGCGGCGCAGTATGTCTAACAGTTTCGGCAGTTTGGATTTTTGGCACTGTCACGCTAGCCGTTAATGATCAGGGCGCGGATTTATCGAACACAGACGGCAGCGCATTTAAACAAATGGCGATAGTTGACGGCGGCAGCGATGTCATAGTTTTAGAGCGCAGCGCGGCGACAAGTTACAACGAAGATGCTTTCGGGGTTCATACCTGGGGATGGTCAGGTCAGGCGTCAAACCCATACGGAACAGTTGTAGGCGCAACGCGTACAGTAGAGTTGCGCAGCTAATGGCAAGTTTGAGATTACAAATTGTAAATGAGGCGATCGCAAGGTTTGAGACTATCTTGCCCAATCGCGTTTTTGTTAATCGACGGTTGCCCATAGCATCAAGCGAGGGGTTTAGTATTAGCGTTGATTGGTCTGAAGATACGGCAGATTACAGCGCGGGCATGTTGTCATCAATACCGCAGCGCAATTTGACATTGGCGGTCAATATTATTTCAAGAGCCGAGGGGATAGCTAATCCACCACAAGCCAAGCTCGATGAATTTGCAGTATCAGTCGAAGAAAAGATTTACAACGACCAGACATTTACAGGCAAAGCGCTGGGCGTGGAAATATCAAGTTACACACAGGAGATCGACAACGACGGCGAAAATACCGTTGGTTCGATCAAGATGGAATTTAATATTTTTTACTACGCGGCAGAGGGTGCGCCCGAAACCGCAATAACATAGAGGTATAGAAAGATGACTACAGCAACGCGAGGTTGTACCGGCGTATTCAAGGCAGTGACACAAGGCGGAAGCGTCGCAGTTGTGGGCGGCGTTCAGGAGTGGACTTTATCGGAAGAATCCGAAGAAATCGACGCAAGCGAAATAGGCACTTGCTCAAAGGCAACGATTGCAGGCGCAATAACCCGCAGCCTAAGTTTATCGGGTTTTTGGAATCCAGACGACGCCGGGCAGGCCGATATAGTGGTGGGCTCTGTCGTTGATTTTGAACTATACCCAGAAGGTACGGCCGCAGGCTCGACTTATTACGAAACAACAGCAGGCGGCGCGACAGTCACCAGTTTTGAAAAAAGCGGCGGCGTTGATTCGCTTGTCACATTTTCAGCCAGCCTAACTATTAACGGCGCATTGACAACGTCAAGCGTTTAGTTTTTTAATCATTACCGGGGGGTAATTTATGAGCGACTTCATAAAAGACGCGAAAAAAGCGTATATGAATATCGAGCCAACAGAAGTAAACGTCGAAGGTTTGCCAACGTTTTACGTCAAACCATTGACGATACACCAAGCGCAGGCGATGGCAAAAGAAACCGACGACTTTACTAGAATGGCCCGCATTATTCAGGTTCG